TTTGTGCCCGAATTTCCACGTGGAACATTACTAGTACCATTTGAATTTTGGGCTGATGTGGCATCAACGGTTTCACCTTGTGGCAATATGATTCCAGCACCACCATCAAGATTTCTAATTGATTGATATAAATCATTAAGTGTTTTTGCCCTAGACTGTTTTTGGCCCTTCATCCTCATTAGTTTAACCAAAGCACCAGCGCCCAGTAACCCAACACCTATGGGTCCCAATACAGAAGCAAAGCCTTTAGCAACAGCATATCCAGCGCCTGTCTTAATTGCGGTGTTGGTAATTATTTTAGGTATAGCTTGAACAATTGTTTTAACGATAAGCCCTTTCAATTGGCCACCTTCAACTGTAACCAAAACATCACCGATTTGTTTTCCTGTTCCAGCCATGTTGTTACCATAAATCTCACCAAATATTTCACCCAAATTATCGCCATACCCATGTGGATTCTTAGCAATTTCCATTAAAGCGGCTTTAGCTTCATTAGGGGTTTTAAATATTCCACCATCCTGTGTTAAGGCATCAATACCTTGTTGTAAGTTTCCACCACCCAATATTTTAACTTGTTCTAAAAATTGTTCTGGTGTTGAATTTGGTGACAACCCAGCATTATTTAACTCATTCATTAATTGAGTCATACCTTGGCTAGGCTTTATGGTACCAAAAATCTCTGATTTACTTTCAACAGCTTGTTGAATATTTTGAATATCTGTAGTTTGTGTGACCGTATCAAATAAACCTTTAAACCATTGTGTATTAACCAACCAACTAAACGCACCTAAAGCAGAACCAACGCCAATAAGCGTCATTGGAAGTTTATTTGATTTAAGAGTTTTCATTCTCTCGCTATCAAAATCATCTCCTTGACCCTTTTTATTTTGTAAATGACCTCTAGTTAATCCAGCAAGCTTTGATTTTGGTACACCAGTATTTTGTGCGTCGCCATCTGCATTGGTTTGAAAATTATATTTAACCTCATTAATATTACCTTCCTTCTTTCTTTTTATATCATTTATGTTGTAATATATATCTTCCCACCATTCATCATCTTTAATATACGCGTTAGCAACCTCTTGGTTTATTCCAGAATCACTAATATATAGTGTCACAGCCATCTCAACATCTTTCTCGTTATATTCATTAGATAAATCATCAACAATATGGTTTGCAACATTCCAAGATGACATCATTTTTTGGTCTATTGACGTATCCATATTTGAAGTGTTCCCATCTGAAGCATTTCTATTGTACATTCCCCATGTCATATCTTCTCCACCACTATCCTCACCATATTCATTCATTCCCCACGATTCATTAAGTTGATTAACTTCTTCTTCACTTAAATTGAGTGTATTACCTTCTATCTCATCAACAACTGAATACACGGCTGTTAAATCGACATCCAAGAATTTTTTAACGTATTCTCGTAAATCATTTATAACACCATTAGCGGCGTCAATTGGTAAATAACCTTCTTCTTGTGGATTTTTTTGTGTTGAAGTGATGATTGAATCGTAAACAGCAGAGATACCTAAAATAGTATTTAAAAACTCAACCTCTTTTTCATTATTTGGAAACTTTGGATTAGTAGCCTTTATTTCTGCATCAAGTTTAGCTATAACCTCATTACCCTTTTTCTCAATGATACTTTTTATACGCTCAGCTGCATCTTGGTCAATTTTACCCTTACCAAATATCTTACCACCAGCTTTATATCTTCCCAATTTAGAAAGACCGTATTTGATTTTTTCCCAAGCCCCTTCGTCAAGTGTTTCAGTTTCTTGTACAACCTCCGTTAAAATAAGATTAATTACTTTAGCATGTTGTTCTTCTGTTAATATAATTTTAGGCATATTACGATTTTATTATAAATATCTTATTAAAATAAAAAACCCCTGAAATCAGAGGTTTTTCATTTATTTTGTTATTTCTTAAATATTATCGAAAGATGCGCCAGTATTCATGATATTGAATTCAATTTCTATGAATTCCAAGCTTCTAGTTGGTTTAAGATAAATCTTACCAGTTAATTGGTTTCTATCGATGTCTTCAGGGTCGCTACTTAATACAACTCTAAAGTCGGTAAGACCTCTTTCTGTTCTAATGTTATCCAAGATTGGATTAACAAGTGCTAAGAATTGATTTCTTACGATTGTATCGTTTTGTTCAAACAACAATCTGATAGCAACAGCTGAAATAAGTTTTCTAGCTTGAAGAAGCAACCTTCTAACGTTGATTCTGTTAAGAGCTGAGTCTTTAACTTGAAGAGTTTTATTACCCCAAATCTTAATACCATCAGAAGTGAAGGTAGCAACTGGGTTAATTCTATTCTCATAAAGAACATCTCTTTCAGCCAATGTTAGCTTTTTACGAGCCTTGATAGCGTCAACATCACCTCTTTGGATACCAGCAACAGCAAACCATGGGAATGCAATGTTATCGGTTAAGGCAATATTTCTTACTACGTCTCTTGTAGGTGGAACATAGATGTATACATTATTCTCAGCATCTAAGATTTGAATCCATGGCCAGTAAGTCGCGGTATAGTTAGAATCATATGAGTCATATAATTGGTCTGTAACATCACCTACTGTTAGTATTTCACCAGAAGATGTATCGGGTGTTGTAACAATATACAATGAATCCGCTCTATCATCTTCAGCCATTTCAATTGCTGCTTCAACCAAGTTTGTGTTATCAAACGTATCAATACCTGGTGTGGCAAAGACATTTATGTTAATAGCTTCTGGATTTTTAAATGTCCAAATACCTTCAAGGTATGCATAATAATCAGAATTAATACCCAAGTCACCATTTGAAAGTGTTTTTGATGCGAACACCCCACTTGACAAACCAGCTTGACCTTTGGTACCGTTTATTATAAAACTATCTAAATTACTTCTTCTAGTTCTGTAAATATCCCATCCATCAAAACCACCATAAGGTGCTGATGTAAACTTACGAGCATATACTTTTTCATATGGACCGTTAGCCAATCCACTTTCAGTTGTAAATGCCCAATCACCAGTTTCAAATTCAAATATTGGATTATAGGTTGTACCTGTTGTTCCACTAACATAGTAGCTCACACCATCAATTGTTGCGGCACTAGCACTTATATCCATGTGGAAACCTTTGGTTAAACCTGTCCAGTGGTCATATGTTTGACCTATAGGTACACCTTTATAATCAAAGAAATCGGCATCAATACCTACAGTATTTGAAAGACCTAAATAGTACTTACGTTTGTTTTCAAACTGACCATATGCTTGTTTGTACATGATGTTTGGTGTTTCAACTGTCGTATTACCATTAATTTGGTAATCTCTAATTGGAAAACCAATAAAACCAGATGGAAACGCATCACTAGTATCAACAGTATCATCCAATTCAACCAAAATATAGGTTGACTTAGATGCATATGTTCCATCAAGTGTACCAATTCTTCTAGCTATAAAGTTATTAGAAGTTGGGTCCATAGTACAACGTGTAAACGCCTCAAGAACACTTGGTTGTGAGTCTGTATCATAAAATGACCTTACGTATACATCAAATTCTTTTGTATCTGGTCTAATGTTAGCAATAGAAATTTTAAATTGTTCGTTTGCAGCATTACCATCAGAAATTGTCCATAATCTGAACAATCTAAGAACCTTATTACCTCTTAATTCAGATACGAAGAAAGGAGTAACAGCTGGTTGATATTCTTGTAAGTAATCTTCAAAATTATCTTGATATTGAATCAAATCTAAATTGATACCTCTAATTTTACCTAATTGATAATCAGAAGTGAACATATTATCAAACAATTCCTCAACATATATTGCTGTTTTATTATCCTGTGCTGTTCTACCTAACACTTTGGTTAAGTAATTCTTTTGTGTTTTATCAAATGAACAAGAATAACCAAAATTACCCAATGTTGTTGAATAGCCACTTAGTGAGAAGTCACCAACTGGGTCTGTCTCAGCATCAGTAACACTTGGGTCAAATATAAGATTTCCGCTAGAAACTTGGAATGTTGGAGCCTGTGTTGTTGCATCGATTAAACCTCTTGAGCGTAAAAGAGCAACCAATTTATTTTCAACATCTGCATAACCAGTACCAGTTTCCAATGTTGTAAAACCTGATGTAATACCAGTATATGTACTACCTGTTCCAGTAAGAACAGTCGATAATGTAAGCCCAACAGTTGCACCTGTAAATGTATCACCAATTTTAACAAAATCTGACGAAACCTCTACAGTTTGACCACTAGTCATTGTTGTTAAAAACGTAAAGCTAATAGCGCTGGTTGAGTATAGGAAATTAAATAATGGGTTTGCTGATACAACACTTACCAAAGTACCACCAGTTGTCGCTGTAAAAGTAACAAATGGGGTTGATGCGCTTGTTGACGCTGAGAGTGTTGATGAATCCAAAGCGGCGTCTAATGTTACACCCCAGCTTGGACCTGCGTAATATCCAGAAAAACCTAAAATTCTTGTAACGAATAATTGGTTTGACTGTGATAGATATGATTTAGCAATATACGGTAATTCATATAATGGAGCCCCATTACCATCTGAACCATTCACCAATGTGTTGTTTAACCCACCGAAAAATGACTGGAATTCACCATAATTACCAATAAAAATTGGTTGAAATGCTGGTCCTTTTGTTGTTTCTCCAACTAAACCTAATGTAGTAACACCTACTTGACGGGTTACAAATGTTAGGTCTTTCTCTGAAGTGTACACACCTGGACTAACGAATACTTTGTCTGCCATATTTTTTCTTTTGTTTTTTTAAAATTATTCTTGTTTATAATAAATATTCAAGAAAAACCGAAAAAATATTCATAAAGACAAATATTTGAAAATTAGTTATCAGTGAGTTATAGCGTGATTAAAATAAAAAAATCCATATAACACCCACCAAATCGCCTTTTCAAACATTGATGAATAACCAATGACACTATTATATTATTTAAATATTATTTTGCTACCCAACCAGTGTTACCAGTTCCACTTTCTTTAACATATAATGAACTACCAGCACCACCATCAGTACGGCTATACAAACATCCAATAGGTGCTGTGATAACACCTTCTGGTGAACCACTACCAAATCTGTGATATAATGATTGTAATCCAGTAAAATCACTATTATTAGCCAACACAATATTGATTCCATTACCAGACACGGCAATAGATGGTGCTGTTGTACCAGTTGTTACACCAAAAAAGACTCTAGTAAATGCTGAACTAGAAGAATTGGTAAATAATAATTGACCATTAGTTGGTGATGATATTACAGTACTACCATTAAATTGAAAGTTGGCAGTGGTAGCACATCTAACTACACCTGCACCAATTAGGTTATTACCAATTATATTAAAACCACTTGATATAGCACCACCCATTGTCCAAGTACCATCATTAGCCACACTAGCGGCTGTTGTTGCTCCGTTACTACCAACCTTGAAGATGATACCGTTACCTGTTGTACCAGTACCTGACTTAGCTTGGATTGTTATTGATGATGTAGTACCAGTACCACCTAAAAGTGTTGGTGTTGTAACACCTGTTGTAACAACAGCTGTACCATTAACCGTTAATCCAGTAAATGTTTCAATTATTGTTGATACCGTACCACCAGTATTATTTGTTAGAAGTAATCTGTTATTATTAAATGTACCACCAGTAACAAAAACATCGGTTATAACAGTACTAAATCCACTTACACTAAATGTACCTCCAGTATTATTGGTAAATGTAGCCGACCCATTTGAATATGTACCTCCAGTAACCCTTATATCGGTAGGTAACCCTTGATATGTTGTTGCTGATAAGCTACCATTA